GAGCAGGTCACGTTGAAGGTTGCAGTGATGCCCGGCGTATAACTGAATGAATCATCAGGTTGAACCGCACCATGTACCAACACACCGCAACACTGAGGGTTCTGAATTTTATTAGGTAGTTGTATTAAGGTTGTACTATATGCAGCCGCAGGAGATAGAACTATTCTAAGTTTTAACGGCTGCTGATTTACATTGCTTGCTACAAACGATTCGTTAATTTCGTAATCGTTCCAATACTCATTATTAATAACTAAACCAGATGAGTTATATAATGTTTCACCGGTATCTAAATCAATAACATTCAAATCGAAAGTTCCGCCGATATCAGCTACATCAGCGCAATAATATGAAATGTTCTGAAGATTAATCTGAAGTAATGGAGATGGTGTAAATTGTGGATCGCTTTCACTATTTAATTCTAAGTGAATCGCACTATATGTGTTCCATGACGTTACCGGCACTGCCGCATCCACAAACACCTTACCCAGATTCACCCCCTGCGCTAACGACTTTAACCGATACTTCGCACCCATCGCCTCACGTACATCGAGGGCGAACCGGTTCTCAGCGCGTGACTGGATGTTATTCCATACCGATAGGAACGTGCTATTTTCTTCGTCTGTGATCGAATTGAATTGCTTTATACTAAGACCCGGCAGATCGTTAATATAAAGAGAAGACGGCGCGGAGGCAGAACCCCCGCACCATCTTATCCCGATGTAGTCGTTAAGACAACCCATCCCGATTAGCTATTAGTGATAGCGTAACGGAGTGTACCATTAGAACCGGCGAGAACATCTGCACCATCATACGCATCGGTTAAAGTCGTTAGCGCAGGGGGTGAATCTGGGGAAAGTATATGTGGATAGTTCAGTTCCGCAATATACTTTGAGTACATTCAGTGCAATTCACTTAGAATTAAATAGCGAAACAGACCCTCAGTTTAGCCCATCTCCATTACTTCAGATTAATATTCAGAATATATCCTACTATTGTCAGGATGCGGGAGATATTGGCGGAACTTTTAACCTTAATATAATTGATTTAGATACGAATGAAACTTTATACAATACTTCGTTAACAATTAATAACGAGTACTGGAACGATTACGAAATTAATCAATCTTTTGTAGCAAGCAATGTGAATCAGCAGACGTTAAAGCTGCGTATATATCTTACTCCTGCGGCTGCGTATAGTACAACTTTAATACAACTACCTAACAATATTCAGAACCCTCAGTGCTGTGGAGTACTTGCACACGGGGCGGTGCTTGATACTGACGTTCTATCTTATACTGTTGGTATCACTGCAACCTTCAACGTAACCTGCTCATGGGAGGGTCTGATCTGTCAGAATAAAAACCTATTCAGTCGTGCGTTCTGGTATCTATGCGGTATCGAATTCCTGACTGAACTAATCTACTCGACTACTCTGAGTAAGTGGACTACCATCGGAATGAATCAGATGAAAGACTTGCGGGCTGAGTACGAAGTGGAATATCAGAAATCATTGAAACAAGTAGCGGACGGAATGTATCTGGATTGTGATTGCTGCCTCGATTGCGCTTCACCCGTACAGATTCGTACCGCTTCACAATTCTATTAACAATGGGATGTAACTGCGGAGGTCGTAAGAAAGGTGGCAAGCGTTGACTACGTAATCAAAGGTATGGCAAGCCTAACCGATACGGATAGTCTGTTACGGACTATCAGTGAGGCTATGCTTGGCGAAACTAAGTTCCGTATCCATAACGAAGGATTACGGGCTACCGGTAATGGCATAGGTCAGTATAATGACCGATACCTGAAGTTACGTGTTAATAAGTACAACCGTACCGCTGACAGAGATATAGTATTCTCTCTGACCGGTGCAATGGAGAATAACTACAAGGTGATCGCCATCAGTGATACCGAATACGGGTTAGGATTCGATAACCCTGACGATGCATACAAATCCGTATGGCTTGCCGAGCGGTTCGGTAACGATATATGGGCATTGTCTGAATCTGAACTGGATCAAGTGAACATCATCATTCAAGACTTTGTAAACAACGCATTCAAATAGATGCCGTACATATCTGAGATAGTAGATAAGATCAATACGAAGCTGGATAACATCAGCTTCAATGCTCCGCAGTTCAATACGAATCTGCAAGGGCTATGCAATCTACTGCCTCGACAGACCGAAACGATTCCGGCCATAGTCACTCTGTCCGGTTCGATTGAGTTCAGCGGGTTCGATGATAGGTATAACATTGTTATCTATCACCGATGCCTATCGACTGAGCAGGTCGAAAACCCAAATCAGTTCGGGGATAGTAATTCGCTCGGACGCGAAGAGGCTCGGATGCGGTTGATCGTATTCGGTAATCGCCGGACGATTCAGGAGAATGAGCAATCGCTTGCATTCAGAATCGCTCGCGGTGTTTCGTCACAATTCAGTAGATCAGATTTCAGTTCACTCGATGGTGTGAAGGGCATAATCGTTGACGCAGGAGTGAGTAACTTCGATGGGGTCAGCGTGTTCACATCGGAATATAAGATGCCAGTAACCTCTTACCCAGTTCAGCCGGAGCAGATTTACTTTGCGATGGATTACACCTTGACGATTGACTACGATGTTAATTGTATCAGTTCATGTTCACCATGTTAAAACTAAAATAAAATGTCTGTATATTATCCAACTTCTACTTGTGGCGGCGGTGCAATTCCGCAGTACACTTGTAATCCCTGCCCGGATTATGAATACGGCAGGGTGCGTTCGGTGGCGTTCGTGAAGAATTCGGTATCGTTTACCGATCCGACCGATCCGACTGAATGGGACACTGCTCTCGGTGCGGGTAACGCTATCGTGATCTGGGCTACTCAGGGAAACTATGACGGTGGAACTTCGCAGGAACTTCCTGGATTCGGTGATGCTGAATTCGTAAACGGTGGAGTATCGCATATTCTTGTATATAAGGATGCATCAACCACTGACAACTGCGACTTCTACAACGCGATCAAGAACTCTACGGAGTACACTATGTGGTTTCGTACCTCGACTAAAATCTGGTCAGCCGGTGCGCCCGTAAACATCACTCCAAAGATGCCGGTCGCTGACGATCTGAAATCGGTTGTATCCTATGAGGTAACTGTTAAGTGGCAGAATGCTGACTTACCTTGCCCGTATGATATTCCTGAGGGTATCTTCGAGAACTGTTATATTCCTATCGTTTAATCCCGATTCCGACCCCGTAAGGTCGGATTCATTATAACCTAACCAATGGCATTCAATAACTCCGTACCGTACACGATAGACGGAACATACGATTCAAATACGAACCTAATCACGTTCGTAGTGAGTGAGTACGATTTAGATCGTGCGACTAATCTCTATGACGATCTGCAATGGACTGAGCAGTTCAGTATTCCGGCGGGTGATGTAGCCTATAAGCGCAACACAAATCAGGTGTTCATCGTTCAGAACGGTAGTGCCGATCAGTTCAGCATCTATCAAGGTTGGTACGATGTGCAGGCTGACGTTCACTACTCATCGATCACGGTTGCTTTGGATAACATGGTTGATGCGTTAGTGGCGCAGAACACTGGAGGCGGTGGTGGTACGTTGTACTACGACCTGACCGAAACGGCTGCGAAGACGGCTATCGGAGCGCAGACCTTAGAGATCGGTGCGATGTATCGGATCGCGCTCGATGGTACGTCGAGTGGAACGGCTAACGATCAGTTATTTGTACGCGCTCTCGATATAGATGCATTCGATACGGAGATGGGGTATTTTGATTCAACTAACGTAATAATCGGAACAGTACGCGGCATCTTCAACGGATCAGGCTTTGCGTTTACGGCGGCTGATCCTACGCTGACAACTGACAATACTGTATATAAATATGATTCAGTCGATACTCTTGAACTTGATTTTAGCGGCAACGCAACCTACTTATACGGAATACTAACCATTCCAATCACCGGCGCAGAAACCCTCGAAACGATCACGGGCGGTTTTGAAGGAATGGAGCTGACCATCTTCGTGACGGGTGGAGGGGCGAATCAGTTGACGGTGGTGGATACGGGGAATATCGTGATGCCAACAGCTTACGCAGGTGCAGTTTACTTGACTGACGATAACCAACAATTTCTTAAGGTTAAAAAGCGCGGATCAAATTGGATTTACTTAACAAACTTACAATAAACATATGACACAAATCATCTCTAACGTAGTTCATGGAAACTACGCAACTGTTAAAATCGAAACCGATAACGGTACAATGCTGATCGAAGTGGATACTATCCCTGAATCAATTGCAGGGTTTAATACAATCAGAGTATCGCCTTTGTCTATTGCCGACTATGAACTACTCAACCCGTATCCGGTAGATACATCGGTAGTGGTATGGGTAGAATCACAACGCAACCTATTCGATTCGCTATTCAGCAACCTTTGATATGACCCAGCGCAACCTCGACCGATTGACTGAATCGCACAAGTGGATAACGGTGACGGCTATCCCTGCGCTGCTGACGGTGATTCTGTACTTTCTGTACAAGATCGATCAGAAGATTGACGTTGCAGCGGATGGGGTTATACGGCACGAACAGAGGCTACAAGATCACGATAACCGAATCAACCACGTTGAACAGTACGTATTCAGATCACGATAAACCAATCATATGAAAACACTACTCACATTATTCGCTTTGATACTGTCGGTATCATTCGCATCAGGTCAAGCCTGCACACTCACCGCAACGATCAACTGTGATGGTTCGATTACCGTAACCGCTCCGGTGGCTAATCCTGCATGGGTCTGTCAGATGAGCAAAGGCCAAACATCGAACGTAGTATCGGTAGCAGTTCAACCTGACGGGCAGACGTTTCTGTTTCCGGTAGGCACGTATTCCGATACGATCAGTATTGCCTTCACCTACCACGATGGATTCAGCTTAGGTTGCGGTTATTCAACGTATATCGTTAACCCGTACTTAGGTCGTACCGTTACGGGTTGCTCAGGTGGTTCGACTTGCATCGTTTCGGATATTGTTTGTCCGACTTCACCGCTCGCTCCGACTACCACTACCACGAAGCGCAAGGGTCGTAAATAACCTACGGCCATGCGGAATCCATTTCGCTATGTGATCGCTACGACTTACTTGTTTAAGGACGTAGATGAGGAAGATTTTGACGAGAAACTCCACAGACGCGAGGGGCTGATTAAGGTCGATCTGTGGGAGGTGATGGAGGTACTGGAACACATTGAGGGCGGAGTGGAACTGATCTACTACGATGGAGAATCGCGTCAGGTGTTTGGATCGTTCGCGCATTGGTGCGAATGGCATGACAAGGCTAAGGCAGATCAGAGAATGTTTGTTTTGTTTCCGGCATTAAACTAACCGTATGACTATCCGCGAGAGATACTACGACAAAGCCAAAGAATTAAAGTTAAAGAATCCGAACCTCAACACTACGCAGATCATCGCTGCCGTTGGTTACGTTGGTAGCCGCGATAGTTTCCGCAACCTTGTAATGAAGCCTCTCAACGCTGAACTGAATCACGTTGATATGTGCAGGCCTAAATCGTTCGCACCTTCATCGGATGCGATACTGCAATCTATGGAACAATTCGGGCGGTACGATGCTAACGGTGATCCGTTCGAGCCGTTTACGGATGGGTTCTACATTGACCCTGCACCGATACAACTCGAAACGGGTCGGAATTACCTTGTGATGAACGATCACCACATAGGAATACACTCGACTTCGTTATGCGTGAAGCCGCTACAATACGCAAAGGAACGCGGCAATATAGATCGGATCGTAATCAATGGTGATCTACTCGATTTCGGTTCGGTCAGTTCACACGCTGCAAGTCCATACGAGCGGATGAATCTAAAGGATGAGATCGCTCAGGCTAAGACATACCTCCGTATCGTGCGCGATATGTTTCCAAAGGCTGAGATCATCTTCGCAGAGGGTAACCACGAATACAGACTAAGCCGTTTCATTGCGTGTAATGCGAAGCAGTTCGATGGGATTATCTACCTCGAACGGTTGCTTCAGCTTGAGCATTTCGGTATATCGTTTGTCCCGTACCATAAACACGTACAGATCGGACACCTCCACGTAATGCACGGCCACCACATCAAAGGCTCAGGTACAAACGTAGCCGCTACGATACTGAACAAGGCGGGGGTAAATATAATGTTCGGTGACCGGCACAGATCGCAGGAGGCAACCCGTAAGCGGTTCGATGGGTCAATCATCGGAGCGTGGGCAGTAGGATGCCTCTGCCCACTGTCCGTATCGTATAGCTTGTATAACCCCGACTGGATTAACGGATTTGCCATAGTCGAATCGAACGGGGACGGTACGTTTCAGGTCGAGAATAAGAAAATAATAGGAGATAATATCTACTGAGATGAGCCACCTAACCGAACAGATACTAATGATTGTATGTGTTGCGGTTATCATATCAGCTACGGTGATGTCGATCTTAACGATAATAAAAGAATCGAAACGGGGCAATTAGTATGAAATAGTCCACATTAACCCCGTAAACATTAACTAACGTATGAAATAGTCAACATTATGATCGCAACAGTAACAACCGGAGATAACCTAATCAAAGCGGTACGGGATGCCGAAACAAGCAATATCACGAAGATCATCATAGGCGCGGATGAGATTACGCTTAACGCACCGGTACATCTACCTAAGAAACTCAAGGCTCTCTCAAAGCAGTTAATCATAGACGGTTGCGGTACGACTATCAAAGCGGGCGTTCCTATGCCGTACATGATCGGCCGGCCGCAACCGGTAGATGCTTACGCGGCGAATAACGTAATGCAGTCGCAGGGGTTCAACATCGAGAATATGTTCTTGGATGCGAAAGGACTATCCGACTACGGTGTTCAGATGCGGTGTACCTACCACGACCTACTCAAACGATTGACCGTTATCAGCGCACTCAAAGGCGGCATAGTCGAAGAGTTCGGAATGAATTGCCTGATCGAACAATGCGAAACGCGCAATATATCAGGTATCGGTATCGGTCTGCACAATGGCACGTACACCGGTGCAGGGTTTAACAAGTCAGGTAGTAACATGGGTACGGTCAATCAATGCCGATCATTCCCGAAACAAGGGCAGACGGCTTGCTTCAGTTCAACCGCATCGGGTAATACCGCATTCACACGTTGCACCGTTGACGCGGCTTCTAATCAAATCCCTATGCGCGGGTTCTGGGTCGTGAACGATGGCTCTACTACGTGCAAATCGGTTCGGATAACTGACTTCTGGGCTGAAACGGTTACATCGGTTGCAATGATTGACCTCAGTCTGACCGGTGGTTACGCTCATATCTCAGGCGGATTCCCTCAGTATGCTGGTACGATGGTACGCGCTCAGGGTACAAACTATTCAGAGGTTCACATCGAGCGGTACGGGAACATTCCAGGTTCTGCGAAGTTCGAGGCGATAGATCAGGATACGTGCTGGTACTTCCATGCGAATGCAGTCAGCTATGACTTCACGAATCCTACCAACTGGATCGGATCGGTTCTACCCGGTAAGTATTGGGTCGATGGATTCCACTATAACAAAGAATGGTCGCTCAGGGCTAAAGGTGCGACAAAACTCAACGGCAAAAACATTCTAACACAACCGTAGCTATGATGATCGTCCTCTGTTTGCTCCTATTGGTTCTGATAGTGATAGAGATATTCGATGATAACCTAACGAAATGACTAAAACAAAATTAAAACGATACTATCAGCCTACGCCGAAACGATGGCGCAAGGTAGGGGATTCGATCCTCTTTGCCGGAATGACTATGACCGGATATGCTATCTTTGGGGAGGATAAATGGTTCGCCATTATCTCACTCGTTCTAACCGTTGCTGGTAAAACTATAACCAACTTATTCACAGATGATATTGACGGACAAGATCAGTGAGTTTCTAACCTACGGGGATTGTATAAAATCGGAATACGCAACCCGTAAAGGTCTGAACAATACACCTACACCTGAACAGATTCAGAACCTGATGCACTTGGGTAAGTTCATATACGATCCGCTATGTGAGTATTTCGGTCGAAAGATTCCGATCACATCGGCCTTTCGTTCGGAGAAAGTCAATAAATCTATCGGGGGGTCATCATCCTCTCAGCATTGCTTAGGTCAGGCGATTGACCTCGATCTGGATGGTACGAATCGGCAGATATTTGATGCGATTCGGAATCTGAAGTTGCCGTTCGATCAGTTGATATGGGAGTTCGGCACACCGGACGAGCCGGCATGGGTTCACGTTTCGTACTCATCTCGTCACCGTAAGAAGATGCTCAGGGCGGTAAAGATTCACAACGGAAAGAACATGGTCACTAAATATCTCAACTATCCATAATGTACTCACAGAACAACGAGGAACAAATTATCCTGAACTACTTCGGCTCGGCTACGGGCAGACTACTTGAAATCGGGGCATACGATGGTATTTCGTTTAGCAATTCGTATCAGTTGTTACTGAACGGATGGGAGGGGGTAATGGTCGAGGCCTCTCCGACGGTGTTTACTAAGTTAGAGCGCAACCTATCCGGTCTGAAGGTGCAACTACTTAACGAGTGTATCACCCTCACTGAATCGGACGAAATCACCTTCTACGATAATCAGGGTGCGGTGGCTACAACCCTTGCATCTCACGTTCAGAAGTGGCAGAATAAGGAGAAGTTCACCCCGATTACGGTTAAGCCTCTCAGCCTTGATCGGTTGCTCGATCAGGTAGGCGTACGGTTCGATATGGTCAACATTGACGTAGAAGGCCATTCGGCTGATCTATTCTTTGCCGCCTTCGATCAGATGCCGGACGTTCGGCTTTGGGTGGTCGAGCATGATGGTCAGGTGGATGAAATCAAGGAACACGCAGACGGCTATAAGGTATTGCTTCATAACGGGGAGAATCTTATCTTAGCAAAATGAAAACGAACGATATTAAAAAGGAAAGTAAGCCTGATTATGGGCAGCAGTTGAGGGATTTGGTAGAGTGTATTGAAAAATCCAATGAAAGAATAAAGGATTTTAGAAAAGAAGATTTTGATGAATATTTAGATATTGCAATAAAAACATATCAAAACATAGAATCTTTTTATAAACGCAACCCTAACCTCCTATGATTCGGCACGATCAGGTCATATGGTTCGGAATCGGTGTACTACTCACAGTACTACTGTTCCGCTCCTGCTCTCCTGATCCTATCGGTAAGACTGAGTATATTCGTGGTCGAACCGATACAGTTCTGACCTACCAACGCGATACAGTTGTACGTTATAAACCTATGCCATATGCGGTACTCGCTACTCCTGAAACTCTTCTTTTGGCTGACTTGTCTGCCGGTATTGATTCTATCCGCGTGTATCGCAATCGTATTGATTCTGGCAATGTTAGCATTGAGGTTACCGATACCGTTCGGGGGTATCTCCTCGCACAACGTGTATCGTACCAAATCCCTACGATTCACACCCACCGAACCGATACCATTCGAGAACGATGCCGACCTCTCCCGTTCGCATTGTCAGGAATATACGACACGGGCGAAAGGTCAGTAACGGTTCAGGGTCAGTACTTGCGGGATAGATCGGTGATAACGGGCGGTTATAATCTTTACAACAAATCAATCTCAATAGGCTATGGTATCCGATTTTGACTGCGTACTGCATAAGTACTGCTTCGCTTCAAAGATTTACTACCCATCATTCGATGATCTCAAAGCGTTCCTTTCGGATCGGTCAGCCGATAAGCGGTTAGTGTTACTCGATTATAACAATCCGGACTTCATAGATCAGATGATACTGATCGAACAGAGTAAGCAGCCGGTAGTATTGCTCCTGAAGGACTGCTACACCGTAGGCGAATGGGCAGGGATACTACCGATTATAAAGTCAATCGGGGTTAACTTCGCAATCAGTACAGTAGGGGATAATGGTCTGGTTGAGTGGCATGATTGATTTGGTAGTTTCAGAATAGTTTGTATATTTGCCATATGAAAACAAGTCGCAACCGTCCGCAAGAAATCCGTCCGAGCGAAGAGAGGCGAGAGGATTTCGATGCGGTTAAGGCGGGATGGTTACTTAGTTAAAAGTACCATAACGGCTATTGTAACTTGGATGAAGTCTATTTTGACCGCAGCTGAAACAGTAGCCTTTACTTTGAGTGTTAGTCTCATTGTAAGAGGTTTTAATTGTAAGCATTAAAGCACTGTTTTGCTGCTATTTATTAAAGGTGAGCGCTCCAACGCTTACCTTTTTTTATTGTGATCAGCCGGTCAAGCGACAAAGATATAAAACATTTTTCTATCCCTGCATCACTTGAAATCTCTTACAAGTGATGCCTATCGGTACTGAGAACCTAAAGGGAAACACCGTTTCACTTTGGGTTCTATTTAACATAATATCGAGTTATAATTTCGGGGGTCAAGATTTCCATAAAGAGGTGCGCTGAAGGCGCAAAAAACACTAAGCGACCCCCGATTATAACTCATTTTATGTTACTCAGGTTCTAACTTGTAGCGACAAGCCTTAAAGGTTGCGACTTGCCGAGGCAAAAACAAGCGGATTGAGTAGCTTACAAAGTAAGCGGAATACGCTGTTTTGCCTCGTTCTTAAAGCATAATACTAATACATTGTGGAGGACTAACGGTACTGCATATCCGTGTACTGCTTCGTTGTGGAGGAGAAACAAAGCAGGGGACACCCCTGCCCCCTGCTAACAACAACCCTTAACATAAACCTACTCAAAGATAGTAATCGTTTCGCCAGATTCAATCAGTTCAATTAACTCTTTTGGTGTGTATCGGGCAAGTACGATATTCATATTGTCATCGTATAATTCAGCCATTACCATTCGACCCCGTACAATATTTGGCCTCGGACTAATCAACGTAGGCGGCTTACCCCGTTCATGCAATCCGATACGGTACGACTTGTCTCCCCGAACGTAATCAAACCACAATGCTCCCATTGTACTGTATGTATCCGTATCTTTTGCAGGCATCCCATTGGGTTTGTAACGGGTGTAGCCTGATTCGATGAGATATAGTTCGAGCGGGGTCATTTGTTGAGTACCGTTAGTTCAAACATATTAATTAGTACCCCTATAAATAGTATGGGTAAAGCAAATGCACCGCCTATAAATAAATTTATCAGCATTGCAAAAAGCATAGGTACAAATAAAATAGCTTTTATCAATTTGCTGTTGATCTTTTCAAATAATAACAATGGCCAAGCTATTACATTCAATGCAAAATCAATTACTTTATCGCTAACATTATTCATATCGTTTCGATTAGTTTATCCAAATACCACTTAGCCTTTTTATAATCCTCAGCTTCGTTCTGCTTCTTACCCGCCCTGCTTGAATATTTTAATATACTACCGCGTAAGTATCCCCGATATTCTTCAGGTGTTAATTTTGCACGTATATAATCAATTGTTTCAATACCACCATCAGTATAATGTGGAGGTGAGTTGACCATGTCTATGGGTGCAAACGGTGATGTCCAGTTCTTATCGCTCATACTATTATCCTTACCATTCGTTGTCTATTCTCTGTGACGTGTTCGATCTGATAGCCTTTGTATTTACAGTACATTTCTAACCACTTCGTAGTGGTATTGATCTTGACTTTGTTGTAATCGGGATTGTCCGATACGAACTGATTGTGAATGTCTGCCTTTGCCCTGCTCATCGTACACGTTATATTCATATCGCACCAGTCAATCCAATCCTGACAAGACTGGTGCAGTAGCTTCTTAAAAGATAGGTTCTTATTCTCAGCCGCTACAAGTCCATTGTTCAGGTAGTACTGAAAACAATCGAACATAAAGTTATAAAATTTATTCCATTCGTCCGAATCCCAATCATCGTACAGAATATGTCCGAATTCTTCTTCTGGCGTGTGCGACTTGTTGAAATACTGCTTGAACTCCATTTCGTGCTTCCGGCGGTCAATCGAATTGCCATCGCCCTTGATCGAATAGTTCGATGTAATGATAAACTTCGGACTTCGCTCATAAGGAATAAAGAACGGGTTCTTATTCTTTTTCTCAATTTCAATACCGGAAGTCAACACAGCAAACAACTGATCGAAGTTAAAATCTTTCTTCACGTCATCCATCCAAACGATCTGCGTATCGATACTGAGCGACTGCCATAGGAAAGCCTTATCGAACTTAAAGTTCTTACCATCAATAAACGCTAACCGTTTCATCTCGCGCAGACCCTGAACGAAAACACCCTTACCCGTACCGCCTTCAGCAAAGTCCGATATGGCCTCATCGGTTAGGACTATCGCGCGGCTCTTGTTCTTATCCTTATAGTTATGCAGCATATAACCGATAATACTACATAGAGCCATATAGTTCTGCATCTGGTGCTGATCGGGTGGGTACTGACCGCAACTGACCAATGATATAAACCGTTCGTATTCACACGCTACATTCTCGTTGATACTGATCGGGCGCGATAGAATCTGACGTGACCAGATACATCCAGGTAGTTCAGAGTATTCGATGGATTCGATTCGTTTCTTGGTAACCTTGACCGCGTGGTTCTGAAAGAAGAAATACCCCTCATCCCGCCTATCTTCGATCCATTCAGGTTCGCAGTAGTCCAAGAACATTAACTGATCGGGGTGAACCAACTGCCTCGCCTTAGTCGTGAACGATTGCAGTACCGCGTTCATCTGCGGGTCAGCCGGTAGTAGCCGCTTCATGTAGTTATTGATACAGTCGATTATATCGGTTCGGTCACAGAGCGATATGATATTGTTCGTCTTACGAATCAGTATAATCGTATCCTCTGCTAACTTATACCGGTAGAACCCCTGCTGACTGAGCCACATAAACATCAAATGATAGTTGAAGTCGATCTGTAGCTTGTCGTTCGGGCGTTCTATAACAGTCCAGAACTTTGTAATTGTCTTGCCCGATTCGAGCGATGCGATCAGGTTCATCGCTTGAACGGGTTTTAAGCCTTTCTGCTTCGCTTCAGCTATCAGCTTCTCATCCGGCACTCCCATCTGTTTCTGAATCTTGAAACTGTTCAGGGTGCGGACATTCTCAAATACCGCTGTACCCGTCTGAGCGGTATTACCGTAGGCAGACTTCACCACCGCTAATATCTCACGCTCTCCGAAGTCTTTCGATGCGTAACTGAGCGCAACCGATTCAGCACTTGATCGACTTACGCCGAACCGATTCATAGCAGCACAGAAGGAATGAATGTAACTGTTTCGGCCTCCGGTTGCAAAGGTCTTGCGGCGGTCAAGCCATGTCTTAATACGTTGGATTATCTCATGCTCATCAGTAACCGGAAAGTACGTCTGCGAGCCGGACGCAAGCGGCTCGTCACCTTCCTCAGCGATGAAGATCGGAGCATTCTCGTTGACGTATATCTCAGGATCAATCGAATCGAAACAACTGCGGGGTAGATCGCCTCCATTGTCAAGCGTAGGCAGATTGAAATATTCCTGCAACGCTCTAAAATGCCGCTCGTGCTGCTCAATGATCGGAGGGATTCGGACTATTGCCTTCACCCCCGTACCTGTCGGACTGAGGAAAGCGATATACACATACGGGTTACCGATCACATTCGCCTTGACCTCATCGTCAAAGTCCAGACAGATCAGACCTGAATGAGCAAGGCAACCGGCAGCGGATCGGTGGTTGAATTCGCCTGACCAAAGATAAACCGGTAGCGATTCTTTGAGCCGCTTGATCTGAACCGGATCGTTGGTTGATCTGAGTTCGTCAATGATATTCCGCGTATGCTGCGACCCGTGCCGTATCCGTTCGATCACATCGCTCGGCTCGATCAGGGTCGGACTGTTCAGCTTGAATAGACTGGGGAAAATCGTAATCATTCGGGGTGGTTAAGGTTGTTGTAAGTATTCAGTCCACTGGACTGCCATTGCTTTAGCTATGCCTGGATATGTTTTAGATCGTAGTTTGCCGCGTTCAGGTGATGGCCATGCGATTGAATAATCTGCACTAAATGTTTTACCGTTCTTATAAGTTATTAAATCAGGCTTAACGTGCGTTACTTTATCGTCAAATAAATTACCGGATTGATTGTGATATAGCGAAGGTAAATTATTTAACCATAAACAAGTAGTCTTACGCGATTTATCACCAAAATAATACGGCTGAATTATCTGGTCCGGCTTACGATATATTTTACTCATTATACCTACCGGATTCTCAATAGCCCAATGTTTAATATTAGTCTGAGTAAATCGCATAAAGAAATCAATACCTTCCTGCTGCCGGCCATCTTTGCGCTTCTGCTCGAACCAAGCTGCACCGCTAACCACCAAATGCGTACAAGGTGGAAAGGCTATCATTAAATCCCATCCAAGATCAATTACCTCGAATACATCTTTCTGATAGTGCCATTCCGGATGACCGCCGCTGCATGGCTGAATGTCGCAGCTAAACGCCTCCACGCCTAACTTACGTAATTCGATAGTAACCGCCTGGCTTTCTTCGCAGGCTATCAACGCTCTCATCTACACTGATCGCATTCGATTCCGATCATGTAGCCGCGATCACGGAGCGGGTTAGCCTGATGGTGTATAGTAGCACCGCATCGACATAGGCCGGTAACATTCGCCTCGTTCAGTTCTTTCCTGTGCTCCCGCCTCCACTTGATATGGTTCGATGCAACGGAGCGGATCATGTTGAGCTCTTGGTCTGTGGCCATCTGGCACAGATCGGTAATGTTGGTGGTTAGCATGGGGTTAGGGTTTAGTGTATAGCTTCGATTCCAACGATGACGGCAAAGAATCCATCCTGACGGTCAATAGTCCATACGTAATCAATCGATTCGTTATAGTCGATCCACTTGTCAGGATAGATTGTAAAGTTCTTATTAAGCAGTTCAATTACCGCATTCAGATAGTCATAGTCCGTGTAGGTTGACATATACGCTACGCAGATCGCATCCTCATTAAAATAGTACGCATCGTTACGTATATCAGTAACGTCATACGATACGTAATCAGCACCTTTGTTCGTCTTCTTCCATTGTGGGACTGACGTAGGTCGCTTCTCTTGTATATATTCGACTACATCAAGTTTCTTCAGACCGATTAAATTCTGTGCCGATACACTTGTAGTCAGCAACAGTAGGAGTAGGGTTAGTTGTTTCATATAAGGTTACGTTTAGGTAGTTCAAATCTCACCGGCTCAATCATCGGCGAACTGGCCACAATGATTCCATCCTCGCAGAACGTATGAGCCGGATCGACTTCTGCAATGATATGATAATCGTACTGAATTAACAAATCGGTACATTGGTTGTGCTTTGTCAGGGTATGGGTTGACAGAAACACATAGTCTATCATCGACCGGTTGAACCGACCCCCTTCAGCCCGTAGCATTTCGACCTCATCGCCCTGAATATCGCAATGGAGCAAGTCTATTCGACCGGATACGGGTACACCGGATGAGCCGATGCGATCTTGCTTAAACAACCCTCCGAACCCGTTTAGGTCGTAGTGTTTCATTCCGATCTGCAAGCACTCAGGGTCAACATCAATACATATCGTCTGTGCCTCCGGTGCGACCTGCTTCATCCACATCGAATAGAACGCCCAGTACGATCCGAGTTCGACCATCACGGGCGAACGGCCTCGATAACGCTCGATGATCTTACCGAATACGTATTCCTCTGATGGCTCGTGTACGCCTCCGTTCAGCTTCAATATATCGCTGAAACTCTGATAGTACGACTGATCGTACACCTTCAGTCCGTTATGCATCGTAATAATTCCATCGGTACAATCGCCCGCACCCGATACACGCGGTATCATCGCATTGAGCGGGTCGGACATGATGAGGTTGAAACGGGACTGGTAGGGGTTAGGCATGGTCTGACAGGTAAGCAATTAGTTCATCTTCATTTGATTCTTCGTGAATAATTTCATAAACACCTTCAGGTATATCTGCACCAAAACTTGCAGCACCGTTAATAATTTTAAAGGCATTTTTGGGAATTTCTAAATAACACTTTATGAACCTTAATTTTTGACCATCATACTTTAATACTACATATTGATTATTATTAAACCAGTCAAAACCTGAGTACATCCTTCTTACCTTTCCGTATCTACTACTACCTATTCTTATACAGTCTTTGCTATTCATATCTTTTCCCATTCGTTATAAAATCCATCCCAATTCCTTGCAATAATATAAAAGCCGCCGGCCTTGACTACCTCCGCTTCGATCTTCTTCTGATCGTCTGACTGCCGATCCTTTCCGATCTTGACCTCAATGGCTACGGTTACACTGACCGTTCTATCACCTACCTGGATCGGTTTGCCCGCCATAATATCGGCGATTCCTTTGCGTGTGCCTGACCGCGTCCATTTACCGTTACGCATTATCCCGGTGTTGTTGATCCGGTCTGCATAACCTCCGGTCAGTCGGATGAAATCAACTATCGCCGTAGTCAGTCCGTTCGCGGTCGTATCAGAGTATTTCGTCATAGGTACATACGATTGAGGTAGTGTTGTTCGAGCGCACTTGTCCGCGTGTTTCAGTTCTTGTAGGTCTTTCAGGGTCATCCGTTAGTCGAAGTTTAATTCTGATTGGGTTGGATGGATAGGCTCTAAGTCATTGATACCGCAAAATCCATTACAATCTGTTAATGGTTTAGGCTCGCGTCCTTTCATCATAGATATGTCCTTGTAATACGGATAATCTTTATGCGGCTTCAAAAATACTAAAAGTCCTGACTTCTGATCTTTTAACATTGTAACGGGCTTACCTTTAAGGTCTGTTAATTTATGTTCCATATCAGCCATCTTATTAAACTTATCAGGAAACTCTCGTTGCATCTTTTGCCAGTATCCTATACCGCCTTGAACACATCCAGTATTCAAGCAGTTATTATTATTAAACCCCAACTTATAAGCGGTAGGTATTTCTATACCGTGATTGTTTAACAATTCAATGCAATGCTTTTTAGAATATCCAAACATTAATAAAGGATAAATGGGGTTTGCTTTCGGGTAATTTAATGTCATGGCTTTAGCTCTTTTTGGCTCGTCAATATCAAATCCAAATACCTGATATTTATACTCATTTTCTTTTTGAAACTTCTCTCGTACAGCTCTTTTAAGTTCACTTGAGCATATTGCACCATGTGCTACGTTTAGGCTTTTATGTTTAAGCCAGACTTCTTGAATACTTTGATATTTGCTATTCGATAGTGATTCTATTTGTTTACCATACCACAACTCACAATCATGCTTAAAACGGTAAGTATCTTCATCTTCATTGTACGTATCAATAAAAACTATGCGTACATTGTCTATACCCAACAATTGAATCGAAAGCCAACAAGCTACCGCTGATGTTACACCTCCAGACCACCATGCTATTATCATCCGTTTACGATTAAGTCCATCCGGCGGGCTAAGTTACGCCATTTAGTTACGTTCGAGCGGTACTGTTGATAATTGTAATACTCACGGTCGATAGCCTCGAAATACTGAGACCAGAGATACTCCAACGCTCTGGGCGATGCAACCATACCATAGTCTTTATAGAACTGTTGTATCGTCCCAATATCGGTACATACGTTCTTGCGCTGATCCATCGGGAAAGATCGTTCTCCAGATGCGCGGTGCGATCTTGTATTCGGTCGGTTCATTTCGGTTTCGGATTATGTTCAGTATAGATTCGAGTAGGTTCAGGTTCACATACACCCGCCCGTAGCGGGTCGATGATTCGGATCGGTTCATGGCTGATCCTCCCATGCGTAAGTAACGTGGACGAGGGCGATGCGGTCATTACTTGCATTCTTGTTTGCATCGTCTTTCGTAGTGTATGATATTTTAATCTTTCGGTACAAATTCATCCACTCATCCTCCGGCAACTTCTCATCCGACTTGCGGCGCATGAATAGGTCGCGGCAACTTTCCTGTTTACTTGGGTAATAAAATCCATCTAACGTACATTCTCCGCCATAATGCTTCGTATTATAAACTACGCAGCAGTCATCATTCCACTCTGTTGTTAATATTTGGGCAGGTTCACCTTGCCTTGTTTCAACCTCCCACTCCTGCGGGTTCTTGTCGTATAGTTCCTTGCTGAATTGTATCCGTTCCGACTGTTTGCGTGGGATGCGGATTGTTACGGTTTGTGGTGTCATGGGTTAGTATCCGGCTAATTGATAACGTCCGTTATCTCTGTGAATAAGTAAATAGTATATTTCAAACCATTCAACAGTTGACTCAGCCGCTACAAATGTTTTGCTATAGCCATGCCATACTCTATAATAATGACGATTAAATTGAATTGAAATTCGATCTCTCTCCCTAATATTTTGTTCAATCCAATGTCCTTGTTCGTATTCAATCCACCCCTTATTTGACAAATACTCAGGAGTAAGAGGAGTGCCGTATTCAACAAGGTTAATTGCAATAATCTTTTTTGCTATTCCTAATAGCCATTTGTATAGTTTCTTTTTCATGCTGATTGGTTGTATAGGGTTAGGAGTTGTTCGGTGGTTTTGTAGTTATTACTATCTATTTGCGAATTAAAACGATGAACCCAAACACCATGTAGCTTTACATAGTTGTCACCACACCACTCCGCAAATCCCATCGCAAAGATTTCAGCGGCTCGGGTGTGGATGGATTGTAGTTGTTTAACTAAATTATTTACAGTAGGAGTAAATTTAATTAGCAACCTTTTTGATTGACGATAGTCGGTATACCCTAACTCCGCCGCAGCAGCGTCAAGGGCGATATCGTAGCGTGTTCGGCTCATACTCCCTCCCCTCCTTTACCCTGCAACAAGTCCCGAACCTGACGGGCGGCTTGGCGGTGTAGATCATAATACGGAAACATCGCATCAATCTGCTCGTTGGTGAGGCGGTTAGAGTTGAATAGTTCGAGGATGCGATTTGCTAATTCAGGGTAGTCACAACTATACACACCGGTTGTCTGTTTATCTTGAAACTGACAGAATAATTCTATAATTTTATTTTTCATCTTGTTTCGTTTTAGCCCTTGCGGGGGTTAAGGTTATACTTTGCTTTTAGTTCCGATAATTCATTTTGTAGTTGAATGATTAACTCATTATCTTTTTTAACGCGGTTCTTTAACGAATTTGGCCATCTTGGCTTTTTAATAACGGCTTCGGCAAGGCGCGTATTTTCTTCATTAAGTCGTTCGACTTCTTTTTTCAATACCTCATTTTCATTTATGGTTGGCGTATTCATTACACCACAAGCAATGTGAAAAAATGGAAGAAAGAAATTGTGAGTATATCCTATTGGAAAGGCGGGATGAGTAAACTTATCGTACCAGTATCCAATTCCAATTATTGGACAAAATTTAACATGGCGTACCTTAAATGTTGTCATTAGATTTTTGTTCATAGTTTACGTTTTAATTTTATAAGCCTTATAATCTCTTTAATACCCTCCACGATTGCCACAATATTTGGAGCGAACATTAATCCTATACAAAACCCGCCTAAAATGGATAGCCACAAATCAGCCGAAGCAGGCAGAAGAAACGAAATAGCTTGTACTACCATTACTCCGATAAATCCGAATCGTAATAACATGATTGCATTATGCTTATCCATTGCCGTTGCTTTGTAAGGTGCGGTTTGATAATCCCCATATCATACCATGTATTATTAAACATAAAAATTGACTACACGCTGAAAATGAAGCACCCGCCAATCCTAAATCGCCAAAACTTGCTAAAAAAATATGTAGCAAAATCCATACAACTATCAACAGAATAGCGCAAGTAATTCCTATTGTTTTTCGGTAGTTCATATTTCACCGCCCCCCGTTGCAGAAATTTCTTTATGTACCCAATAGCTCCAAATAGTATTCATTGCCGCTGCTCCTGACATGAAGCAGAAAAATAAAGCCCCATTATAGTCGCTACTGTAATACGCCCATCCTGTCGCTGCTAAAGCGACCGAAGTCAGCCATATTCCTATAACTGTCCACCTATTTAACTTACCCATTCTGTTCGCCCTCCTTGCTTCGGAATTGCATTAATGTAGAGGCGGTTAGAGTTGAATAGTTCGATGATTTGCTCAACTGCCCATTCAGGTGCAGGAAACGGCGCAGCAACATCACCTAATATATCAAACAATTCTTCTCGTATCTGTTCAGGTGTTTTCATCTTGTTTCGTTTTAGCCCTTGCGGGGGTTAGTGGTTGACGATTTAAAAAATCTAATAATATTTCAGCATTTGCAATAACCAAAGCAATATTACTACCTGATATTTTTTCAGCTATAATTAATGCTAATTGGTTATTCGATAATCCGATATAGTTATCCATTCTGTTCGCCCTCCTTGCGGAATTGGTTTATGGCATCATCGAATAGTTCAATTAAATCACGGTACTCTGCTTTTATTTCTCTGCTTTTTGTCTGTGTAGCTTTACGGTATTTATCACAAATCAACGTATATAATTTATCAGCTAACCCATCCGCATCGGTGCGGGGTGTGGTGGAGTGAATTGTTGCGATTCGACTTACGGGGTCAACTCTTAGGCCATGAACATTCTCTAATAGCTCCCGCAGTTCTGCGTTCTCTTGTTGAAGTAGATTAATTGTATCGCTTGCTCTTTGGGGCAGTAACTCCACTAATCTTTTGTCCCACTTCGGTTCGTTGCTCATGTTAATCTTCGTTTAGGTTTATATCTACTAAGTACGCAATCATTACGCACAATGCGAGTACTACGGCGGTTATCATATCATTTATGTGTTACGGCGTAAGTAGTAGTACTTGTTTTTCGTGGAGGGTGAACGGTGTATATTTCACCGGTATCTTCATTAACCAGAGTAGTACTACCGGATAAAGTTTTTAGAAACGATTGCCGCTGCTTAATCTGCGCTGACAAAGCATTCATTTCATCATTTAGGTTATTTAGCACTACATCACCGCAATGGGAATAGTCGTACTTTGTTCCTGATTCTTTTACAGTTACCTCAGTACCCCATACTTCTGCGGTCTTACCATATTTGCCTACTTCAGTTATCACTTCGCTACGTATAGCTTCCTTCACTTCTTCGCAGACCTTCATCACTGCCGAAATATGCACACCTGCTTGCAATGCGTTTACCTCTCCGTTGTGTACTTTATCTACCATATACTTAACTTGCGCTTCAATGCTATCTTTTGCACAATTAGTAGAAAGTATTAGTTCTGTTGTACCAGATTCGTCAGGCGAATAGTGGTAGAGTTCTTCTGAGTTTATCATGGTTTTACAGTTGATGCCGCTGCTGCGAGCGCGTTAAATTGCATAGTTGTTAATGAATATACCGCACCGATTTTGTCAATAGTCGTACCGCCAGAGATAATAGAATCAATAGCCTTAGCAAGTGTAGCATCATCCATTGACTTTAATACCTTTTGTACCGGTGCAGCTTTCTTCACCTCCACTTGCGTAGTAGCACCGTCGTCATCTTCGTCAGCCGCAAGTCCAAGAATAGAAATCAATGCGTATCTACGAAGGTAAGTGATGCCGCCGCCGGCGTTCTGAATCTTTGTAGTATTATTACCCTGCATTTCTTGAAAAGGAATACCGCTCATAATATACTCGCCTGAAACGTGATTAATTCTGGTAAGGAATAATTCACCGGCTAAATGCTGCTCAATAAATAACCCATGCTTTGCCAATGGGTTGCGGATGTGCCTTAAAATATTGTCGAGTGTAATATACTTCCTGGTTCTACTTCCGCCGGCGGGTACTTCGCGGTCTTTATCCAGTGTTACGCCTTCTAACTGAAAAGCGATTAATGCCTTGTTTATTTCTGAGCGCGTTTCGCTGCTCCAATAATGGGTGAGGGTTGTCATTTCTTATAGTTTAGTATTGTTGCATGATTCACTCCGTACACGAACGCTAACTGATGGCTACTGTACGGGCTTTGTCTGATCTCATCGATCTGCTCATCACTGAGCGACTTGATCCGGCCTGATTTCTTCGCTTTAGACATTCCGTTCCTGAGCCGTACCTTCTTTATACTGATCGCGGTACGACCTAACATATCGGCTAACTTCTTATCACTCAGCTTCAGGTTGTCCCGAATCATTCTGAGTTCAGCGGTAGTCCAGTATCGTTTCATAGCATCCAATTTAGCTTCCATAAAGTACCGCTATTAGTACCTGAAGATGTTAGTACTGTTGTTGAAAATACTACATCAACACTATCACCATTTAATATAGCACCGTGTGCGTTTGCGCTGATGATCGTACCAAAGTTAGCCGGTATATTATATTGTGAGCAAAACAAACTATCGTTAATACGGTTGAAGTGAATCTGTTTGCCAAAGTAAACCGTATCTATTCCAGTCGGATACAGATCAACTGTGCTACTCGTTATATCCTGCTGCCATTGGTAGGACTTATTCAGTAACGGATAGTATCGCTTTGCGGATACCGTTACAATAGACGTTGATGCCGGTGATACTGGTCGTGCCGATTCATCCTTACTGCATCCGGATGTAAACACCATCACGATAGCGATGCATAGGCTCTGATATAACTTGTTCCAATAGTGCCATCCTTGTAGTGTGTTCTTCCATACAAATGATTCGAGTACAGTTGACTTCACAGACCTCTTATCCATATCCATATAATCGTCAGGCTCGTTCTGAGCAAGACAATTCTCGATCGCTTGCGACCGGTACGGCTCAGGTAGTTCATGAAGCCATTCGATTCGGGACTTCATTGGCGTAAGGATTTAAAATAAGTAATAAGATACTGTTCCCTTTGGTCATACTGAGCCACAATAAAATCGGCATAATCTCTAATATTTTTACATAATTGAGATTCACATTGGCCTCTTAACGCCTTTTGTACGTAGCCAGGTGATATGTCTAATTCAGATGCAATACGTGTAATATCGCCTAACTTCAATTTTTTTAGAGTTGTCATAATCTGTTAGGATTTATCATTCTATTTAACTCTGTGGGGGCTGCATTTTCTTGCCAATTAGGATCAAAATCTTCATCTTCAATCGGGTAATCTAATTCATAATCTGACTGCATCTGGTTAGCACTTTCGAGAAAACACTCTAATCCAGTTAATCCATACATAGATCGGGTTAGTTCGATTACTTCTTGTTGATGCTCCATTAATGCAATGCGAGTAGGGCAATTTTCAAAGTCATCCCTCAGTAATCTAACTAAGCGGCCGGCTTCATCTGGGGTTAGGTTCTTCTTCATATTTGGTTATGTGGGTGTTTTAAGTTCCATTTTTCAATATACTTTTTAGCTAATCTTTTGTTCCCGTGACGCGTCATATAGTCTTGGCAATTGTCTTTATGCGTTCCAATTATTAAATGATCTGGGTTAATACATTGCTTTACATCACAAGTATGTCTAACAACTAATCCTTTAGGTATTTCTCCTTTTGTCAAAGTGTACATAAATCTGTGTAAAGAGATCCATCTTCCATCCCTATGAATTCTGCCATATAAATCATAATGTAATGGAGTATGAGATTTATTAATCCAACAACCGTTATCATCTACTCTATATACTATGTTTTTCATAATACGTCGTCAAGTTTTGAAAGGTTTAATTTTTTTTCATTCTGTATCCTTTGGCGTACTTCAACGGCTTTATCAATAATTTCCATATTAATATAGTAACCGTTTAATACCCTTGATACAGTTGAGATAGTCACTCCGGTTTCTTTAGCAATGTCTGCATATCTACCGTAAACATCCCGTCTTAACTTCTGTAATTTTTGATCTACTGTGCTTTTCATGTTTCAATCTTTACGCAAATATAAACTAAAAGTTTCATAGAATCCAAATTTATTTTCAATTATTTTACTTTTTGTAGAATTATTACTACAAAAGTCAGGGCTAACCGGTTAGATTAGCCCTGATCGGGGTTGGGATTTAATACCCCCTCATTTCAATAAATTCATACAATGTCTTTCTTCCGCAATGCCTAACTTTTGCCATTATTTCAATTCTTATATTTTCTATATACTCTTCCTTATAATCAAGATAAGGTATTCCATCTTCTATTTGATCGAGTACGTGCTGTAAACGCGTACTGCAATCTCTAAACTTAGACCATCCTCTGATTGGGGTTAAAGTTTTAATATCTGGCTTTAATTGCTGATGGTAAGTTTCAACAATGTCTAATGCTTCTAAATACTGTTCTCTTGTTATCATAGTTTTTAGTTTTACTTGTACTATTAATCTTGCTCATGGCTCTACTTAGTCCGCCATATCCTTACTCCGGTAGCCTCCTGCTGAGTGGCAAACTCCCAATCCAAACCGTGCCGTTTCGCCCAAGATCGAGCGCAGGCAGCTAATTTGTTCTGCAATTGTGGTATAGTATTACGTCTGGCCGTTTCAAAAAAGTTCTGATTCAGCTTCATTTGCGCCCACGGATACTTACTTTTACGTGTTCTTTGTAGTCCGTCTTTAAGTGAATTGTAACGGAGTGGCGCATCATAATCATTGTTTAGGGTCAAATCTTCCATGTTGTTTTAATTTTAAGTTGTTTTTACTTGGACAAAGATAATGCACAACCTTTCAAAACGCAACAAAAAGGTAGTGAATATAGTTCCATAAGTACAGATAAAGTCCGCATATTATATCGGCATTAATCTGAATAGGATTTATTTAATGTTAATACTTTAGTGCCGGAAGCTAAAACACACTTTGAAAACAATAATTTTCGGCTAATGTGTTACACGCAAGTACTTGATTTATATTGAGTTGAACTTGCCAGCTACAGAAAAACGGAATATACATTTTGATTTCCACTTTCGGCCATATAGTGTGTGTGTGTTCTTTTAGAAAAACTATAAAGAAATAGACTTATGAAGTGTGTATTCCGTTTATTCGTATCAGTTTTTGCTTAATCCTTGTAAGTCAATCAGTTACGTGTAACACATTCAAAATCGAATCTGTAGCAATGTGTTACAGATCGCTCGAAATGATTCTGCCTGAATCAGTTAGGCTCGAATTACCCGTAATTGATGGTACTTTTTCTTGCAAATCTGATTGCGTGTACTTACATTAGCCGAAATAATAAGATAGAATCATGGCATATGAACACAAAGAGAACAGCGGTAGTCTGTTCAGGAATGAATCAAAAAAGTCGGACAATCATCCCGACTACACCGGTAAGATTAACGTCAAGGGCGAACTGCTCGATGTTTCCGGATGGATCAAGGACACGAACGGTAAGAAATGGCTCAGTCTGAGCGTACGCGAACCGCGCCAGGTCGATGCGAACGTACCGAGCGAATCTGTACCGACAGACGATCTACCGTTCTAATGATCTCGATCTGTCACCCCTCATACGGACGGCCTGAGCAGGCTCGCCGGTGTGTTCAGCAGTGGTTAGATCGAATGGTTACGGATAGTCCGATTGAGTGGATTCTATCGCTCAACGATAACGATCCTCAGTTCAGCAACTACATGAAGGTTATGGATGACACCGGCCTGATCGTAGTTGCTGATACTTTCAACGGTATGGTAGCTGCATCGAACGCGGCTGCAATGAGATCAAAGGGCGATATCCTGATATTGGTCAGTGATGACATGGAACCGCCGCAAGGATGGGATCAGCTACTACTGTTCGATCAGTACCTAACCGGTGCGAATCCGGTAGTATTGCAGGTACACGATGGCATCCGGTCGGACATAGTAACCCTGCCGATAATGAATCGAACGGCCTACAACGTGTTAGGATATCTGTATCATCCTGGTTACGTTTCGATGTTTGCCGATAACGATCTGGCAGAAACGGCTAAGACACATCATCTGTATCGGGTTAGTTTGATTGTAGGGTTTAAGCATAATCATTGGATTAACGGTAAGGCACAGAAGGATGCTACCTATGTGCGCGAGGACAATCCGATCTCATGGCAGATCGGTGAGAAGCTATTTGAACAACGTAAGGCCGCCGGATTCCCCCTATGACCGACCTCCTCACCATCTGCATACTAACCCTGAACGACCGCGAGCAGTTCTATAAGCGGCTACGTCAGTGCCTCGATCCGCAGGTGATGGGTAAACCGGTTCGGATTATTACGGTCAAAGATAACTATGAGAGTACAATCGGTGAGAAACGGAACGCGGCGGTTGATCTGGTTCAGACTGAATATATGTGCTTCATCGACGATGATGATCTGGTGGCGATGCATTATGTCGATTCGATCCTTAAGATGTTGGAAGCCAAACCCGATGCGGTAGGTATCAGAGGTATGCTGACTGAAGGCCGCAACGCTCCGATATACTTCATCAATCAACTCGGCTACGAATGGGAGGCGAAACCAAAACGGATCAAAGGTCAGATGACGTACCTGCGCCCGGTCAACCATCTCAACCCGATCAAGACCGATATAGCTCGAAAGTATCCGTATCCTGAACTGAACCATGCAGAGGACTTCGACTACGCCAGACGGATGCGGGCTGATAATGCGATTTCGGTATGTCCTTTGATAGATAGAATTTTGTACTTTTACCAGTACAGAAAAAAGTAGGTGACGCAGAAACAACTAATCGAGCAGGCTTGTAAGTACATTGGTGAGTATTTTGAAGATGGCGAGTTCATGGCTGACTTCTTAAGGCTCACCCCGTCCGAGCGTGTGAAGTTCTCGATTGAGATAATGAAGTCGATCAAAGCTGACGAATCCGGTCAGGCCGTTACGCTCACTGTGAAATACCCTGATGGATCACCATTTAACAATAGTACCTCAACGGCTGCATAGCGGGCAACTGTCCGTAATTGCTCAATCGAAGCGGTACAACGTGCTAAAGATCGGTCGAAGATGGGGTAAGACGTTCTGCTCAGTTAACTACCTGATAATCGCTCCGGCTTTGGAGGGTTATCCGGTAGCTTACTATGCTCCTACCTATAAAGACTTGGATGAAGTCTGGCAGGAGTTAAAGACGCTACTCGATCCGATCATAACGAAAAAAAATGAACAGACTAAACAGCTTCGGCTTATTTCTGGTGGTGTTATCGACTGTTGGAGTTTGGACAATCCTGATAGCGGGCGTGGTCGTAAGTATAAGCGCGTGGTGGTCGATGAGGTCGAGAAGGCGAAGAAATTCAAGGAGGCTTGGCAGGGCGCGATCATGCCGACCTTACTCGATTATCGGGGTGACGCTTGGCTACTATCAACGCCGAAATTCGGGGACACCTATTTCAAAGAACTCCACAAGCGAGGAGGAGAATCAGGATGGGCAGCCTTTAATCTAAGTACGTACGACAATCCGCATATCGACCGCGCTGAAGTCGATGAACTCCGGAAGCAGTTAGACGATCTATCGTTTCGGTGCGAGATATTAGCTGAAGACGTTGATCTGGCTTACAATCCGTTTGCCTATGCGTTCGATCCAATCCGGCACGTTCAACCGGTTCAGTACGACCCGAAAGGAACGCTATTCCTTAGCTTTGACTTCAACGTTGACCCGATCACCTGCATCGCGGTGCAGCAACACGGGACTAATGAGATCAGAGTGGTTCGTGAGTTTGCTCTTGCCAACTCCGACATTTACGCTCTATGCGATCAGATCGTAGCGGCTTATCCGGCAGCATCGTTTGTCATCACTGGCGATAGTACCGGAGCGAACCGAACGGCGGTAACTCAGGGCAATCTGGGCTACTATGATGTGGTACGGAATAAGCTAAGGTTAGGTAATGCCCAGATGAAGCAGCCGCGAATGAACCCATCGGTACGGGATACGCGGGTACTGTTGAATAGCCTTCTGCAGAATGCTCAGGTTAAGATTGATCCAAGCTGCACCGGTCTGATTCGTGACCTGAAGTACGTGGAGGTTGATGGCGAGGGCGATATAAAGAAAGACCGATCAACCGAAAACAAGAAGGCCGATTTGCTCGATTGTTTTAGGTACTATCTATACACATTTCATTCCGATTTCATCCGCTTTTTTTTATAACTTTGTTGCATGGCTACATATCAGGCGATTATATCCGTACCGACCGCTGACATTGCTAACGTATGGGGTGTTGAAATCTTCTACCCGAATACGTCATATAGCTTCGGTGGTGCTACCGAAACATTAGCGCAGGCTATATCGGGCAGTATCGCCGGAATTGATGCGGCTCTGACTTGCTCGACCGCTTACACTTCGATTGTTTCAGGAACGGATACGGTGTATCGTGTATTGATTACATCGCCTACACTTGTTCCTACTTCGATTGTGTTCGACAATGTTACTCAGTCGGAGCAATATACAGACGGCTTCACGGCGGTCGATTCTTGCACCGGTTGCGTATCAGTTCAATGGGCGCAATGTGAGGATGAGTATCAGATCGACTTAGGTCTGACCGCTTCGACCATGTACAACTACATTCTGGAAGATGCTCACACGGGCGTTCAGTACACGCAGAATACGACTACAACGAATCAGGGCGTAACTGTTTGGGATGCTACGACATCACCCGAACTATACACGGTTGGTAACGTGTTCATCCTGACGGCTCAGAATACGGGCGGGGCAGATGTTACGTTCTTATACAATGGGACTGACTATTCGTGCGTTCAGATTACAATCGTTAATCAAACATCGGTATATCCATGATCGACTTGGGTTGGAAGTATTTAGAAGATACCTATAAGCCTGATGGTTCGCATAGGTCAAAAAGAAATATAGCGCAAGATGTTAGTGATGAATCTTTTGTAGGTATATTTCTTAATCATAGTAATTGCGAATCTGTGTACCTTATTTATAACCTTCATACTAAGCTAACTAAGATAGGTAGGTCAAATGATTACAAAACGCGTTTCGATCAGATAAGAACTGGGAGCGGTTGTGAATTGATTTTATTGGCAGTTGCAGAATTAGAACCTGGATATGATGTTAGCTCTACTTATTTAGAAAAATACCTTCATAAGTACTTCAATAATAAAAAGGTGTCAGGCGAATGGTTTAATTTAACTCTACGTGACTGCATTAATATTGTAGATGTTTTTAATGCAGAAGCTTCAATAAATGTACGAGTGCATGATTTATTTGAATCAAAAGAAGAACGTCAAGTACTTAAAAACAAGTATAAATCATTTCTGACATGATCGAACTAATCACTATCGGTATCATGCTTGCTCTGAACGGGCTTGCTTGTAATGGTCTGTACTTGGCTACACGGCCTGGAATGGTTCTGGACTTCGTAGATCAATGGGCTTCAGACTATGCTGGTAAGCTATACAACCCGATCTGCGGTTGTATCACTTGCATGGCTTCGATCTGGTCATGGCCGTTCTGGTTAGTATCGTCTGATCCGATCTACTTCATCGGGTATGTGTTCGCATTGGCAGCGGTTAACACCGCATTCTATAATACCTTCTATGCTGAATGAAGTCAACGCGCTACTTGTTACTCACGGATGGTCACCTCGCGGAACTTGTCAATGCAAGGGCAGACCGTACAGATGGACTAAGGGCGGTTATCAGTTCAAGCTATACGCGGACAGATGGATAATATCACACGGAATTAATACGATCAGGTTTGGAACTAACGAAACGGTTATCACAGAGGTTACGGACTATCTGGCTCAAGGTTAAGACCCGATTCGGGGGCGCACCGGTTTGGCAGATTCAGGAGGGGCATATTATCGAGCCTGCTTTCATCGCCGGAGGTGTTCAGTATTACAAGGTACGGGATCAGTTCAATACGCATACGCTCAGAGGTATGAGCGCAGTCGAGATTTACGATCGATGGAATATGCGAATGGAGCGGACTACGTTGGTTAAGTACATCGAGGAATTACAGAAGTGTTTCAATACGGGTAAGGCAATCGACTTGAATCGGGTTATATCGCTTATTAACGGTATGAAAGATCGGCTCGACTTCGTTCTACCGCCTCAGGAGTATCTATGGGATTTATTCTGCGTGACTTACTTCGATGCGAACGAATCACCGTACAGTTACGATCCCGATTACCAGGTGCTGAAGAAGGAACGGCTGAAGGCTTCGGGCGATATTGATGATTTTTTTTTATTCACGCGGCTCAGCGAATTACTACCTTTGCCCAAGCTATCTCAGGCAGATTTAGTAGCAGCCTTCAAGGTGATAGCGGAGTTGGACGAGTTGAACTTGCAGAATCTGTATCGGGGCGAGCCGCGTCAAGAGCAGAGCAAGAGTTTATAAACCGCACTCAGGCGGAGCGGCATTATGGCGTGGATATTTCGCGCAAAACTTTATGGGAGTACCTGCTATTGTGTGAACAGATGCAGAGAGAAATAAAGGAATTGCAGCGTAATGGCAACACAAGAAATTAAGATTAAGTTTGTCACCGAAGATGAGAAGTCTTTCGATGTGGCCATTGCTAAGATGGCCGAACTCGGCAAGATCACTGAGAAGGATGCCGAGATTTTTAAAAGAGTAGGTAGTGAATTCAAGAAGGGTGTTTCGGATGCTTTAAAAGAAGGCGGCGTAACCGCTAAACAATTTGGTGATGCCCTTAAAGAATCGGCTGAAGTTGCTAACTCAGCGTATAATAGATTAAAAAAAGTTATTGAGGACAATAAGTCTGCCATACTTGGACTTAAGCAAGCTTCTTTAGATGCCGCAAATAGTGCTAAAAAGATTGGTGAAGAATTTGGTAAAAATTCAGCACAATATATCGAAGCCAAAAAGAAGGTCGATGATATAAATAATTCAATTAAGCAAGCATCATTAAATCAGCAGAAGTTAACTGCTGAGTTTTCTAAGATGAAGCCTGCGATTGAACCCGCAGTTGTTGCAGTCAAGTCCCTCCGTCAACAGTTACAAGAAGCGAAGCAAGCCGCAGCGCAAGCGGCTGAGGAAAATCTTAATACAACGATAGCGAATAACCTAAAGGCGTTATCACTTGAGAAAGGTATATTAGTAGCCAAAGACGTTCAGGACAATAAGAAAGCCGCTGAAGATAAGACTAAAATAGTTAAGACTGAAGTTGAAAAGACTATCGGTGAACTGTTAAAGTTAAACGAGGTTAAACTTGCTCCATCTTTAGGAGGTCTGACTACTAACCTAACTGAGTTACAGATTGCAAGTGATAAAGTTTGGGATGGCATCGAGGTAAAAGGCCGCGAAACCTACTCCGAATTGATTATCGAATCAGAGAACTGGTACGAAGCGAATCTGAACAATATCAATGCCGGACTGCAAGCCTTCGCAGCAATCAGTCAGGCTATCACCGAAATTACCGCTAACTCAACGGCTGAACGGATCGACATTGTAAACGCTCAGTTCGAGGCGGAGAAAGAAGGTTACGATACGCTATTGAGAGATAAAGCGATCAGTCAGGCTCAGTACGATAAGACGTTAGAGGCACTTGACAAGAAGCGTGAGGATCAGATCAAAAAACTCGAACGGGAGCAAGCGGTACGTGAGAAAGCACTTGCCGTATTCAATGCAATCATCAATGGGGCGGCTGAGATCATCAAGGTATCGGCTAATCCTGCACTCGTTGCGATCACGGCTGCTACCATCGCGTCGCAACTCGCCGTTATCATCGCTCAACCTATCCCGAAATTCGCCAAAGGAACCCTATCGGTTCAAGGCGGTACGGATGGTCAAGATTCGGTACACGCGATGGTGATGCCAGGCGAGGCGATTATTCCGACCCGAACTAACCGGAGATACAAAGAAGCGGTCAAGGCGATCTATCACGAATCAGTACCGGCGGATGAACTTGCACAGTTCGTAACGCTTAACCCGCAGATGAGATACGCGTTACTGATGGCGGCGGGTGAGCAGTTCAACAGTTCGATCGTGAATAAGCCTACCAATATTAGTACGGCACAGATAATGAGTAACTACATCAGCAACTCAGTTCGGGGTGGTTCGGCTACGGTTCGGGGCGGATCAAGCTCGGTTGATCTGTCAGGACTGCGTAGTGATGTGCGTAATAATAAGGCGGTCAAGATCGACAACACGAAACAACTCGCGCAGTCTATTGCCGATGCGATCAGTTCAACCAATAACGCTCGCCGCAAGTGGTAAGATACTACCTCGATAGCATCGAAATGGAATCCCCGCTCAACTGGGATGAATTCAACCTGAACCTGAAGCGGGATAAGTCGATTGATGCGTTGTTGCTCACATCCGATACTACTCTGGAATGGATGGGTTCGGGTTATGTGTATCTGACCGGACTGATTGCATCGAACGGATTCTGCGGATCGGTTGAGTTGTTAGTGACCGATGATGAATCACCTGAAACGGATGTGTTCAAGGGTCGGATATTCCTATCCTCATCTGAAATAGACGAAGCGGTTTGCACGATCAAGACGAAGGTAGAAGATCGCTCGTTCTATGCGATGATAAACAATAACAAGGGCATCGAGGTTGATCTGACGGCGGGAGTAAGTAAGAACGGTACGGCTATAACGGCGGTAACCGATTATGTAGTGGATTGCCACGATGTAGTAGGAGGTGCTTATACCATATCGGTCTATATGGTTCGCGTATGGGATGCGTTTAGGTATCTTACTCAGTTTATGACTGACGGAGTGGTTCAGTTCGTTTCCGATACGTTCGATCTTGGCGGTGAATGGGAAGGTTTGGCGATTACTACCGGATATAAGTTAAGAACGGGCGACTCTGATAACACGCCTCCGTTAACGCCGTTCAGCTTCCGTACATTGTACGAAGAAGTACGTAAGAAGATACCTATCGGAATCACCATAGACGAGGCGGCAGGGGTGTACACGTTACGAATCGAGGCGATAGATTATTTTAACGAAGCATCAGGAGCGTTTATCTTTGAAAATATCGAACGCATTCGGACTAAATTTAACGAAGATAAACTGTACGCATCGGTTAACGTAGGGTCAGGTGTTATAGATCAGTCTTTGACATTCCCAGAAACTCAGCCCGTAATCGGATGGAAAGAGGAGCAACTATTCAATGATATAGATTGTAACATTGATAACGAACTTGATCTTGTTAGTGAATGGGTGATTTCATCGAACGTGATCGAGGATTGCGTAACGAACGGATCAGCCTACTATGATGAGGATTTGTTTCTAATAATGACCGGCCCTACTGACGCTACTTACGGTTTATCATTGCAGACTGACATATTCTCATCCGGCACAGACTTCTTCTATAACGATGCGCTCCGTAACATAAACGTCTTGGAGCGATACGCAAACGGCATACCCTCATCGGCCTTGCAGTACTTCAACGGTACGCCATCGGACTTCTACGCGTGGCAGACGAGTGTATTAACAAGTCAAAGAATCGCAACCGTATCGAGTGGAGCAGTAGTGAATAACGCACCAACTGGTACGTTTGTAAGTAATATGGTCGTGTTCGATGATGATACGAACCCGCCGGGATCAGACCCAAATGGTGTATATGTAACTACTGACGGTGCGATAACAAAGGATAACGTATTCACTGCTCCGGTTGATGCTTACTATACGTTCAAGGTGTTTGTTGATGCGTCCCTAACCGGATCAGCATCAGGTACAATTAACGCAACGGGAGCGCAGAACTTACGAATAGATACGCTAACACCGCTTACAAATAACGTAACGGTACGCTTAACGTACAATACATTTACTGCTGCGAATGTAGCCGTAGATATTAACATTCCGATAGGTACGTGTGTAACGGGTAAGTACTCGTGGACTTATACAGCCAATAATAATACTGGTGGTGCGTATTTGGTTACAGATACGAATCAGGTGTTTACCTTCAGTAAGTATCTGCTTGCAGGATGGAAGTTGAACATTGATAACAAATGCGACTACGCTAACTATACGGAAACTAACTCAGGATCACCTACCGGAACTGTTACTATCACAGAGAATGTGACCGTAGCTATTGGTTCATACTTTCAGTGTATCGGCAATAGTACTGACAATGTTAACATCAACGTGGGTGACATTAACGACTACCTCGTTTACGAACACTACTTCGACTATCCTATGACGGCATCGCAGTTCCTATATCTGAAGAACAACGCGCGCGACCGCGTCACGTTCAGTATGTACGGTAAGTCCGACCGATACGGATGGATCAGCGATCTAAAATACAACTGGAACAAAGGAATCGCAACGGTTAAACTCGAATCTAACGCTACAAACAATGCCTGAATTTATACCTAACCAACCGATCACGTTCGGAGCAACCGATCAGGCTTGCCTGAATAACGATCAGCGTGCCTATGCTATGTTGATGCAGGGCGAAGAAGAATGGAAGTTACAGATCGAAAACACCTCATGCGATGGGGCTGAAGGGTCTGTATGCGATGTGGATATGAATGATCTTAGCGCGTATCTGGTGGATTCGGAGTTTACGTCTGCAACGGAATGGACTGCTCAGGATGCAACGGTGTTTCCATCGTTCGGTTATGCGGTGTTATTTGTGGATAGCGGGGCGAGTAATGAGGGGATATTAGAAAAGACTATCACGCCTCCGACCGCTTGCGGGGTGTTAGAGTTTAAAACGGTTAAACTTACTTTTGATATTGTTAATAGTTCGATTGCGGGTAGTTGTGACTTTTATGTAAAAAGTACTGACGGGGCAACTTTTTTAAACTTGTATAGCGGATTCCCTTTTACGGGGATTAATGAAATGTATGTAAAATTCCCTATTTACCATAGTTCAGTTCAAATCGGATTAACCGGAACAGATGGGGACTTTGTTCGTATCAATACCATAAAGATTCAAGAGGTTGCAGAATGTTGGACTTCAGGCGGTTCTAATAATGGCGTATCAGGTGCTTATGAAGCTGCATGGACTTACGGGCAATACGGTGCAACTGGATTCTTTACGGCTAATCCTGGATGGGATGTTTATAACCCTACTGTATTCCCGTTGCAGACATTATCCGTCTGCCTTAATTCAACTCTCTCAATCGGTGATGCGCTGACCTTAACCTACACGATTAGCAACCAGACGGCAGGATCGATCTATCCGGTCTTAGGTACAACTGCCGGAGTAGTGCGAAATGCTGACGGTACATATACTGAAATCATCACCGATGATGTAGGATCGTCTTATCTTGAATTCTGGACTGATGCCGACTTCGATGGTACGATCACAATCGTTAAAGCGTTTCTGTACGCTAACTGCCATACGATTGACGTAGTCGATGCGGTAACGCTTGCAGACGTTGCGACTGGATACGTTCCGAACTATGTAGGTACGAAGATCGAGATGGTATTCAATCCGGCATCAATACCGGGCGATGTAGGTGGTGTACCGAACGATTTCACCCTCACCGATGGATGCTACCGGATTAAGTTTAACAACTGTTGTACGGGTGAATCGGTAATATCCGATACGGTAATCAACTACACTACGGGCGAACACGAATGTACGAAACTGGTAAACGCGTACTGTGATGGTCAGGCGTTAGGGTTCGACTTCAGTGCGAACTTTAGCCTTCAGCATCGCCTCAGAACGCTTCAGTTCAATCCGACATATCGTAACGAAGGCGAAGATTCTCAAGGCTCTAACGGGGTCAAGAGGCGTCCTTTCGCTCAGTCAGAAAAGATATATAGTTGTATCTTTGACTATTGCGATGAGCCTACACATGATGCGATCAACGCGCAACTATTGTGCGATACGTTAGAATTCGATGGGGTCGAGTATTTCTATCCGATCAAAGACTATGCACCGGACTGGGCTGAACGGGGTAAGTTAAACCTCGCACAGTCACAGATCGAAATACAAAAGAAGCAATCGGTAATATTTAACCGCAACTGTATATGAAAGAATTCGGAATAGTTACAATCGCTTGCGGTCACAACCTCTACGGGCGGTACGCGTGGAATCTAACCTTATCGGCTAAGGCAAACGATATGGGTATTCCCGTTACGCTAATAGCTGATGCGGAAGGTATCAGTCAGTTAGGGGAGGGTCGATTAGCAATGTACGATAAAGTGATAATGGTTAAGGATCAATGGTACACG